CAGTCGATGCACTGGGGGGCGCAGAAGCGGACGAAGGATGCCTGGGCGGAGCACATGTTCGGGTTGATGCGCCAGTACGGGCTGCCGATGAACTGTGAGTGGGTGTTCGCTTCGGCGCAGATCATCTTCCGGCGTGGTGCTCATCGGGATCTCACGAACTACCAGGCGACGTTCTGGAAGATTTTCCCCGATGTACTGATGCGTCTGGGGGTGCTGCACGATGACACGGAGAAGGAGATGAAGACGGGTCCGGTCGCGTTGATCGTCGACAAGAAGCTGTGCGGCTACTCCGCTGACCCGCGCCTGTTGGGGATCACGAAGATCGCGATCATCGCTCAGGCCCCGAAGGAGGCGTGATGGTGGATGTGCTGGCTCCCGCTGCTCCTGACCGGGGAGACCGGGAGTCCGGGTATGAGGGGCTGGAGCCGGGCATCGGGCGGCTCCTGGAGAACCATCAGCCGCTGTGGCCGGGCCGGTGGCCGATCCGTGCGATCCCTGACTGTGACTTCGACTGCCCGAAGTGCCCGAAGCAGTTGGCCTGTCTGATCGGTAAGCGGCGTGAGGTGGGGCCGCTGGTCTTCGACCGGGAGTTCATGTGCAACCCGCGTTCAAGTGTCTCCTCGCTTTTCCCGTTGGAGATGTTCGAGCCGATGCTGAACAAGGAGCTGATGTTCACTGCGACGACTGGGCATTGGCCGCAGCAGCTACGGGACGAGTTCACGATTGTCTCCGGCTGGGACTTCGCGATGTCGGAGAAGGTCGCGGCGGACTACACGGTGAAGTTCACGGTGGCGTTGCACAACAAGACGCAGCGCCGTCAGATCCTGGACATCAAGCGGTGGAAGGGGATCTCGTTCGACCGTCAGCTGCATGAGATTCAGCGTTCTCATGACCGGTACGGGGAGGACGCGATCATTCTGGAGACGGTGCTGTTCCAGAAGCTGTACAAGAACTGGATCGAGACGAACACGTCGCTGCCTGTGTACGGGCATGACACCGGTACGGACAAGCAGTCGCTGGATACGGGTATCCCGTCGCTGGTGCTGGCTCTGGAGCGGGAGCTGTATGTGATCCCGTACGAGTCGGGTCCGACGCGGGAGACGATCGATCTCTGGTTGTCGGAGTGCATGGCGTTCGGCTGGATGAACGACAAGCTTCAGGGTGTGGGTGAGCACGACGACATGGTGATCGCCTGGTGGCTGGCCGAGTTGGGGTTCAAGAAGTTCCGGCGTGGCGGCTGGGGGGCGTTCCACATGGGGATTGACGATACGGTCGAAATCTGAGGATCGATCTCGACAGTTATGCCCCGTGGATGGGTCAAGGAAAGCCTGCACCGAGCCTTATAGGCCCTTTCGCAGCGGACCGGATCCCCTCCACTCTTGGAATCACCAAAGCCCTGTAAGGCCCCGTGAGGAGCGCTCAGTAGGGCACCATGGAAACGGCCTCCCCTTAAGGAAGCGGAAATGACGGATGTGCAGGGCGTGGAAGTCCCGCTGATCGCTGTCGATACGACGGTCGGTGGAGAAGACCTCGTACCGGGAGTGTCGAAGGATGCGGCAGGCCGGGACGAGACGGAACGCAATGCGAAGCTGCCCGCCTACGAGAAGTGCCAGCTGTACTACGACGGGGCTCAGTACGACGTCGAGAACGAGGAGCTGGCCGACCGGACCGGTTACACGTCCCGTGGGCTCAGGCTGCCGGAGCATCTTCGGAAGCACGCCTACAGTTCGCACATCCAGGAAGCGATCGATGTCCTGGCCGACATGTTCGCCGAAGGCATCAGCTTCGACGGTGAGCATGCTGACCTGCTGAACCAGCTGTGGAAGCAGACCGGGATGGGTGACCGGGCGGACGACTGGTTCAGCAGGTCAGCATGCTCACCGTCGAACGTGACGCGATCATCAAGGGCGACGTGTACGCGATCCCGGACTACGACCCGATCTCGGAGTCGATGACGATCGACGTATGGGAGGCGGAGTCGATCTGGCCGGTGTATGCGCAGGACAACTGGCGGAAGCTGACGCGCTGGTACACGTTCCAGACCGTCATCGACGATCAGGGCAACGAGAAGGACCAGAAGATCGTCTGGGTGCTGCTGGAGACGACGATCCCGGTGCTGAACGACAACATCGACGAGGTAGACGTCGTCGACATGGAGTTCCCGCCGGAGCGTGTCATCGAGCAGCTGGTGGAGTACGTCTTCGAGAACGAAGAACTCGTGGATGTGAAGGCGCACCAGAAGGGGTTCTTCCCGCTGGTGCACGCCCGGGGTGACACACGGCACCAGCTGCGGTCGATGTTCGGCGACACGATGATCACGAAGAAGGTGCAGGGGACGGCGGACCGGTACAACGCTCTGGGCCAGCTGGGGTTCCGTGTCGCAAGGCAGAACTCGTTCTCCACGATCGCCGTGGTGGGTGACTCTGCGTCTCTCGGAGCCGGTAGTCGTGACGAGACGATCGCGAAGGACATCGCGGACGTGCTGCGCTTCCCTGGCGGTACGAACGTGTCGACGATCTCGCTGCCTGCTGACCCCCGCATGCTGGAGTACCAGCAGAAGCTCCTTGAGAAGAACCTGTACAAGGAGTTCGGTCTGACGAAGATCGACCTGGAGGACTTCGGCGGGATGGGGACGATCTCCGGCTATGCGCTGGAGGTGCTGAACCGCAAGGAGCGGGCCACGTACAAGCGGGTCCGGAAGAACGCTCTGGCGGGTATCCGGGATCTGGCGAACCGCATGCTGGATGTGTACGCCACGGCGACCGGAGTCATGAACGGTCAGGACTGGTGGGAGATCGATCCGCTGGCGGAGTTCCCGAACCGTGACGGCATTCAGATCGTCATGGGGTCCGGGGACATCGTGGACGCGGTGTCGGACCGGGATGACTTCACGGTGGGGCTTGTGTCGCGAGAGTATGTGCTGCGCCGGAAGGGCCTGGACACGAAGGAAATCGCTCAGGTCGTTGCGGAGATCAACACGCAGGCTGAAGCGGATGCGACGGTCCAGACGAACCAGCAGATTGCCGTTTTGGAACAGCAGAGTGCTTCTGCGCTGGAACTCGCGAAGGTCAACGCGCAGAATCAGACGGTAACGACCAGCACGACAGCTGCAAGCTCTACATCCGGAAAGTCTTCGCCTTCGTCGTCCACGACACAGTCGACGCAGACCGGAACGACTCAGAAGAACTCGTAAGAAAAGGTGGTGTGATGTCGACGCTGACCGTGACTGTGAAGCAGCATGACGGGACGACGAACCAGCAGTACGTTCTCGTTCGTGCGTACAACACGGGCTACACGGGCCAGGCATCGGACACGTACGTTGCAGGCGGTGAAACGAACTCGTCCGGTGTGGTCGCTCTGACTGTCCCGGACGGTACGTACATCCTGCACTTCGAGCCGACGGCCGACCGTACGTATGTCCCGCAGTGGCTGGGGCCGCACACGTTCGGTGTGCTGGAGATGGACCAGGCCAAGGTGGTGACCGTCTCTGGTGCCACGGCTGTCACGATGAACCTGGAGACGACTCAGCACCTGTACGGCACGGACGCGGACGTCCAGTTCGACACGGTGCCGTGGTCGTGGTGGGTGGACACAACGAATGCCGACGCGATCCTGCGTCTGCTGCCCGGTGAGGAGCGCCGCCCGTTCAACGGGGACAAGCTCGACCCGCTGTACAAGCACGTTCTGCTGGGCCCGTTCACGACCCGAGCCAAGGCCGTCACTGCGGCTGCCTCGTAAGGAGGAGATATGCCGATCGACAAGGTGGCATCGACACGGGGAAACCCGGTGTTCGGTCTGTCGCCGGAGCAGTTCAAGGACTTCTACGGGGTTCGTTCCCGCCCGTGGATCGCTGATGGGGCGAGTCTTCCGCCTCTGCCTCGGAACCCGAACCTGGCGTTCCACCGGAACCCGCTGCTGGACGCGATCCTGAACCAGCGGACTCAGCAGTATGACAACGGTCCCACGGGGCTGATGACGCCCCTGTACCGTCCTGGTGGTCTGCTGTACAAGCCGCCTGCTCGTCAGGACGCGTAACGCGTAGAAAGGCCGTCGTGAAAGACTCGCGACGGCCTTTCGGAATAAGCCTGATCCACACAGCGCAAAAGCTGAAGTAACGTAACGAGTCGAGGGTCGTCCCTCACGGCAACTCTGCGGGGGTGTCGGAGGCAAACGAACTTCAGAAGGAGTAGCAATGCCGAAGCGGAACGCAGGCCCTGCCGGAGCTGGACTTCTGCCTCCCGGACTCGGTGGAAACGCCGACGACGAGCTGGAGGAGAGGGACGGTACGGAGGGTGGCGACCCTGCCGATGACGAGCTGGACCTCGAAGGCGTCCCCCCGGTAGACGAGGGAGAGGACGACGAAGACGAGGACGGTTCTGACGGCGAAGGCGACGACGAGAACCGCCGGGAAAGCCTGGAGGAGATCGAAAGGCGTCTGGAGGCAACGTTCCAGAAGAAGTTTGACCGGGCTATCAGCAAGGCGGTCCGGAATCTGGAGCGAAAGAACGGAACGCGGCACGTAATCGAAAACGAAGAGGAAGAGGAGGACTCCCATGGACCCGATCCTGTGGATTCTGCTCGTCGTCCTGCTCGTCGTAGTGATCGTGGTGGTAGCTCGTCGTCTGTGACGTCGATTCGTCTTCTTGCTCGTGACGTCATCTCGGACGAGATGGACGATGCGGGTAAGCAGGAGCGGATCGCTGTCAAGAAGGTCGTCGATCAGATCGTTCCGCTTGTGAACTGGGACCTCGTCGATGATGAGTCCGAGTTCGTGGAGGAGCTGGTCGGAAGTCTGAAGTCGGTTGCCTCCGATCTGGTGAAGACCGGTTCGGATCGCAAGGTGGCGCAGCTGAAGAAGGCGGGTGTCCTTCAGCAGCGTCCTGGACAGCCTGGGTCCGTCCCGAACACGGGGGCCAAGACGCAGGTCGCACGGAAACTTGAGCAGGGTGCCGCTGCTGCTGGTCGCCGCTTCCCCCAGGGGTCGCGGAGCCTGCACAGCCGCTAGCAGAGGGAGAGGTAGATGGCCTGGCGTCCGCAGATCATCCGGACCGATGGCGCTTCTGGTACGTCCTACCTGGCGGATGAGGCTGAGTTCCTCGCGTCGGAGTACTACACAGTGAAGCGCGTCGGTGTGACGCTGGATTCGACGCTTGTTGGTGCGGATGCCAACGGCGACAAGATCCTGAAGAAGGGAACGGTTCTGTCGCGTGTGGATGCGACGGGCCGTTACGCCCCGTACGTCAACGGGGGCAGTGGTGGTCGTGGAACCCCGAAGGGTTTCCTGATCGAGGCGGTGAACCTGAAGGCCGGTAACGCGGTCACCGGGATGATCATCTCCGGCTCGGTAATCGGTGTCCGATGCAGTGGGCTGGACACGAGCGCTGAGACGGCGCTCAACGGCCAGTTCACGTTCCAGTAAGTCGAGGAGGTAAGTCATGGCTCTGTGGGAGCTTGAAGAGTTCCAGAACCCGACCTTCCTCGGCTTCATCCGGAGCATTCCGGAGCCGATCGAGTTCCTGGGCGGTACGGACGGCTTCCTGCCGACCCGTACGATCCCGACCCTTGAGTACGAGTACATCCTGGGTGCGGGTCAGAACAACGCGCGTCGGTCGATCATGGCGCACGTGATGGGCTGGGACTCCGAGGCACCGATCGCGGGGAAGCGTGTTCCGCCCGGTGAGATCCCGGAGGCGACGGTTCGTGGTGAGCTGCCTCCGATCAAGCGGAAGGCGAAGCTTTCCGAGAAGGAGATCATCAAGTTCAAGCAGCCGCGTCCTGGTACGTCGGATCGTGAAGACGTCATCAACTACGTCTACGACCTGACGACCGACCTGGTGACCGCTGTGCAGTCCCGTCTGGAGTGGCTGCGTATGCAGGCCATCTCGGAGGACCGCCTGGTGATCAACCAGGAGGGTGTGGATGTCTCGATCGACTTCGGTATCCCGACGACGCAGCAGTACAACGTCGACACGGACGACAACCTGTCGACGTGGTGGGAAGACACGACCAACAGCAACCCGGTCACTGACCTCGACTACATCTGCAACAAGTACGAGGTGGCGCACGGGATCCGTCCTGCGCGTGCGATCTGGGACACGACGACGAAGCAGCTGCTTCTGAACAACGTGAACCTGCGGGAGCTGGCTCGTGGTCCTGGTGCTCCGACGATCCGTCTGACTGAGGCGGAGCTGGCGGCGCTGTTCGAGATCTACCAGCTGCCTTCGGGGATCACGTACGACGTGACGTTCCTGGAGGAGAACCACGACGGCACGTACCTGCCGGTGCGTCCGTTCAACCGTCGCAAGATGGTGCTGCTGCCTCCGACGTCGGTGGACCTGGGGAACACGCTCCTGGGCCCGACTGCTGAGGCACAGGCTGTCCCTGGTATCGGGTACTCGCAGTACGCACCCGGCATCATGGGGTCGGTGTACGGCAAGGACGAGCCTCCGTCCGAGTGGGTCAAGGTTGCGGCGGTCGGTTTCCCGACGCTTCCTGGCGCGCAGTACATCGTCCAGGCGACCATCCGCAACGACATCGCGTAAGGAGGAGTGATGGCGACGACCAAGAGCACGACCACGGATACGTCCGCGCAGTCGTCCGGGGAGAAGTCTCCGGAGTCGCTGCTGTCGTCTGTCCGGACGGAGGGCGTCAGCACGTTCGAGGCGTCCGGTGGACAGCTTCCGACGGTGATCACGGGTTTCCGTGACGACCCGGTGTACCAGCGGCTCATCCCGACGCTGACGGCGACTCCGGTGTCAGCACTGGACGGCGGGGACGGTTCGCACACGACGGTGTCCTCGAAGGACGCTGACTATGTGTGGAAGCCGTTTGTGCCGCCGAACTCGTGGCCGATGGTGTCGGACTTCAACACCGACGGAACGATCTGGTTCGACACGCCGTACGGTCAGACGCAGAACACGAACAACGACACGGCGACGGTCGCGGCGAACGCCCTGACCAAGTACTGATCGGAGAGTGCGGCGTGCCTACGGTTTCTGTGGAGTACTTCGAGCAGTACACCGGCATCACTTTGGATGACGATGAGTCTGCTCGTATGACGGTGCTTCTGGACCGGGCACGCCGCAATCTCGATAGCTCTGTGACGCTCCCTGATCCTCTGGAGGGTGATGACCTCCTGACGTATGAGGATGGGGTAGCGGAGCTTGCATGGATGTACTGGGAGGCTGAGAAGGCCGGGGTGATGGAGATCCTGGCGCTTCCGCTGACTCAGTTGTCTCTTGGCACGCTGTTCTGGACCAAGAGCACGAGGACGACGACGCCGACGGCTGTGTCGAATGTGATCGATAAGTGGGGCAATGTTCGTCGGGCCCGTATCGTTCTGGAAGGCGAGCTGGCGTATCCCGAGTAGGAGGCCACGGTGTATCCGGAGAGCGGTCTGCCTGACCGGGTGAATGTTGTGCGCTACGTTCTGTCGGGGACGGATGCTGATGACAATCCGTCGTACACGCCGACGACTGTGATCTCTGGACGGAAGGGTCGTTTCTACCGGGATGCCGGTAAGGCGACTCGTTTCGTTCGGGAGGGGTTCCAGCTCAAGGGTGTGGTGACGTTCAAGTACCACCCTGGGGACAAGGTTCTGCATACGGACGAGATCACGATGTCTGGTCCGGAGTTCCAGGACATCGGGGAGACGTTCCAGGTCGGGTATGCCTCGTTGAAGATGGCGTGGAAGAAGCCGTCTCACTGGGAGATCGCGATCGGGGTGTATGTCTGATGGTGTTCCTGAAGGCGAACACGAAGCAGTGGAAGATCGGTGTGGCGGCTCTTGGGCCGCGTTGTTCGTTTGCTGCCAAGGAGCAGCTGCGGCAGAAGATGAACGACGCCTATGAGACGTCTCAGAATGTTGTTCCGGTGGATACGGGTCGCCTGAAGGCGTCTGGCCGTGTTGAGGAGCGGGACGGGGACTGGGGGCATCCTCTGGAGATCGATCTGATCTACGGGGGCGGCGAGGTGGATTACGCCGGGTGGGTGGAGATCTTCGAGCCGTATCTGGAGGAGTCTGCTGTCGGGTCGGTTCAGTCGTTCGACGACGCTGGCGACGTGTTGGAAGGACCGTTCGATTGAACATCATCACGGCGGTGACGCGGGAGCTGAAGACGCATCCGTCGGTGACGTCTCTGGCCACGGTGGGGAAGCATCTGGTGCCGGGTGATGTCGACGGGTCTGGTCTGGTGAAGCTGGCTGTTCAGGCGATGGGGTCTTGGTATACGTGCGAGTCGTCTGCACGGTTTCCCCGGCTGCGGATTGTGGTGGCTGCTGATCCGTCTCGTACGGGTGGGCAGAAGGTGTCTGAGAATGCCCACGACCGGGCTCTGGCTGTCTACAAGGCAGTGGATGACATCCTGCATCGGACGACGCGGGAGACGGTCGTGTGGGGCGGTCCTGACGGTGTTCTGGTGTTGGGGTCGAATCGTGCGAATGAGCCGTCGTTCGTTGAACGTCCGGATGCTTCTGATACGGCGCTGATGACGTGCAGCTACAACTTGAAGATCGTTGTGTAGACCCCTTGGAGGGCGAGTGAGGATCGGGCTGAAGGGCGCGTTCAACGCGTACACCGGGTATGGAAACGATCTGTTGGGGATCGCGAAGACTCTGGATGACATGGGGCACGATGTTGTGCCGGTACCCCGGGATGTGATTCCGGGGTTTTCGTCTCAGGTGGCACGCCTGTTCACGAAGTCGGTTCAGGGCAAGTATGACCTGCTGCTGGTGCATGAGGATCCGGGTCATCTGAAGACGACGCCGGGGATGACGATGAAGTCGGACTGCATCGTGGGCTGGTCGATGTGGGAGAAGACTCGTATCGACCGGGGGGATGTACGGGGGTTGGGTCGTAAGCCTCTGGAGCACATGGACATGCTGGTGGCGTACGACCTGGTGTCTCAGGAGGCGTTTCAGAACTACTACCGGGGTCTGGATGTCCGGGTGCTTCAGGGCGGAATCGATGCTTCGCAGTGGCAGTACGTGGAGCGGGACTGGTCGGGGACGTTCAAGTTCTGCATGCTTGGCCAGCTGCACATGCGGAAGGATCCGTTCGTTGCGATCGATGCGTTCCGGGAGCTTCGTGACGATGGTGAGCTGAAGGATGCAGAGCTGCATCTGAAGACGAACGTTCCTGGCCTGCATCCGGCTATTCAGTCGCTGATCCCTGGCCTGTACGTGTACTGCGACTCGTGGACTCCGCCCCAGGTGCGGAAGTTCGTAGAGTCGAACCATGTACTGCTGGCTCCGTCGAAGGGCGAGGGGAAGAACCTGCCTGCTCTGGAGATGCAGCTGTCGGGTGGTGTCGCGGTGTGTACGGCGTGGGGTGGTCCAGTGATGTGGCAGCACGAGGACTACAGCCCGAAGCTGGGCTACGAGCTGGTGCAGACGGCTCCTGGCATGAAGTCGCAGCATGCGGCGGCGTCGAAGGAGCATCTGAAGGAGATCATGCTGGACCTGTACACGAACAGGGAGAAGACGAAGCGGATGGGGGAGATCGCCTCGCAGAACATTCGCATGATGTGTGACTGGCCTGTTGTGGTGGAGAAGTTTCTGGGGCTGGTGAAGGAGGCGCAGGATGCAGGTCGTTGAGATGCGCTGCCCGATCGAGTCGCAGCGGATGTTCGGGAAGATGATCCTGTCGGGGGAGTACCAGATCGTCGAGGCGAATCTTATGGAGTTCGCCTGCGACCGGTGCCGTAAGCGTCTTGGGGCCCGGCAGGTGCTGCACAGGTTCAACATTGCGGGAGAGCTGGTGGAGTCGGAGGAGGACTACGGTGCTTCTGTCTGACACGGATCTGCTGAAGGCTCTGGCTGACGGAAGCCTGGAGATCTCCCCGTCCCGGAAGTCGATGATCCAGCCTGCCAGCATCGAGGTGTGCTTGGGCGGAGAGTTCAAGGTGTACCGGCCGAAGTCTCGGGGCCGGATCAAGACGTGGGAGCGCCCGGATCTGTCTGGGGACTTCGAGACGGTCAAGACGGACGAGTTCGAACTGCATCCGGATGACTTCGTTCTGGCGACGACGTACGAGACGGTCCGGATCGGAGCAGAGTACGCGGCTCGTCTTGAGGGGAAGTCGTCTCTTGCTCGTATGGGGCTGATGCTTCACGTGACGGCAGGGTGGATTGATCCGGGGTTCCACGGTCAGATCACGATGGAGTTGAAGAACCTGCTGGGGACGAGCCTGTGGCTGCGTCCTGGTATGAAGATCGGGCAGCTGGCTGTGTTCAAGATGTCGTCGATGGCTGCCCGTCCGTACGGGTGGGAGGGGCTGGGATCGCACTACCAGCACCAGCAGGGGCCGACGATCGCCCGCTAGCGGTTGCGGACGAGGATCCGCATGGACCGTTCGTCGATCAGGCCGGAGAACGTAGTGATCTGGCAGACGAGGGTGTACCTGGTCTCTGTCTGACCGCCTGATACACGCTGGGTGACGATGCCACCGTCTACGACGGCAGACCCGACGAGGGTGAGTCCGGATGTCGTTGTGACGGTGGCGGAGTTGATGGTGTTGCCGACGTCAGCAAGCCAGGCTGTCCAGTCCCAGGAGTAGTCGAGGGTGGCTGCGGGGTCCTTGATGAAGACCTCTTCCATGACTGCTACCTCTCGACGATCAGGGTCCTGTTGTCGGCGGGGATGTAGACGCGCCGGTTGTCCGGTGCCACGTAGATGCGGTGCGGGTCCGGGGGAACGACGATGGTCCGTTCGGGACTAGGGGTGAGAGTACCGGCCGCTGTGACGGCGTGGGCAGAAGCTGTCTCGTATGCGATCCCCAGGATGCGGCTCTTGCTGCCTGTAAGCGGGAGGGCTTGTTCTGTTTCCTGGGCGAAAGGAATCGACGGAGGAGAAGACGAGGAAAGGGCCTGCGCTGTTTCGATGGTGGAGGCGATCGAAAGGACAGCGGTCCTTGTGGAGGAAAGGGGACTGCTGGTTTCGGTGGAGCCTGCTACCCCGAGGGGAGAAGACTTGAGGCCGCTGACTGTGGAAGCTGTGTCTACGCCGCCTGCTACGCCGAGAAGGCTGCTCCTGCTCCAGGTGAGTGCCTGAGCCGTGTCTATGCCTGCTGCTGTTCCGAGGGAAGCCGACCGCACCCCGGAGACAGCCTGCGCCGTGTCCGTCTCCACCGCGATGCCGATAGTGGCCCTCTTGCTGCCTGTGACGACCTGGGCAGTGTCGGTACCGGTTGCAATGCCGAGCGTCGCGGACTTTGCCCCGCTGACTGCCTGAGCTGTGTCGACGCTGGATGCGAGACCGAGAAGGGACGTCTTCGACTTCCCGAGAGCCTGAGCTGTTTCCGTAGAAGCAGACAGTCCGAGAACGGATGTCTTGGTACCGGTGACAGCCTGGGCCGTGTCTGTACCGGATGCTGTACCGAGGGGGAGGTTGGTCTGGTTGGTGACGTCGGCTGCACTGAAGTTGTCGAACCGCACGGTGGACGTGGACTCGGACCTGTAGCCGACGCTGGTACCGGTGGTGACGGCGGTATCGGTGACGCTGATGCGCTGGACGCCGTTGATGAATCCCTTGATGGAGGATCCGACTACCTGGAGCTTGGCGACGTCGTTTACGACGGCTGCGGCTGCGTACGACCCGATGGATGTGAAGGATCCGCCGACGACGGAGAAAATGTTCCAGGAGGTGCCGTCGTTCCGCAGCAGGTAGCCCTGGGTGATGTTCGAGTTGCCCCTGCACCAGACTCCGTGGGAGACGGAGTTGGTGGCGGTGATCGTCGTCTGAACGTAGTGGTCGTTCGTGTCGAGGGGGGTGGCGTAACGAAGGATGATGGTGCCGCCCCCGTTACCGGGGGACAGCTGGTTGGAGACGATGGACCAGTCGCCGGACACTTCTACCCAGTTCGCGCCCAGGTTGGTGCTGTCTGAACGGTTGAAGTCGTCGGTGAAGGTGGCCATGTCTTAGGCGTCCTTCTATGCGGCGGAGGTGACCCGGGCGAAGTCGGCGATGTTGAGGACGAAGGTGGTGCCGTCCGGGGTCATGGTGATGTCGTGCTTGGTCAGCGGAATGAGGTCCGTGTCCGTACCGGTGGTGGTGTCGGGGTCGTAGCAGATGACGACCGCCGAGATGGCGTTACCAGTGGCAGAGGTCCAGGTGACGTCGTCGGCGTCGATCGCGACACGGTCGTTTGTGTTGTCGACGGTGACGGTGACGTTCGCGAGGGTCTTGCGCCCCATGGTGGTCTGCTCGTTGGAGGCACCGGCCAGGAGGGTGTTCAGGTTGGCGTAGTCCCGCATGGTGGAGTCGGCGACGATGCCGGTCGTTTCGATGGGGACGATGATGAGTCCGTCGTTCGCGGCGGGAAGGCTCGCGTAGTAGGCGAGACGACCGAGTGCGATGTTGAAGACGATGTTCGCCACTGTGCCTCCTACGGCACTCAGGTGTAAGGACCGGGGGCTGACGTTAGTAGCGGGAGCAGGATTTGAACCTGCGACCTCCGGGTTATGAGCCCGACGAGCTGACCGAACTGCTCTATCCCGCGTCGTTTAAGGAACATGGTAGCTGCTGGTATGCGCAAGGTCGTGAGACAGTTTGATTGACGCTTTCCGCGTCTCTCGGGCGTGGTGTGGATGCCGTGGCAAAAGCACCGAAAGCTTGGGGTCGAAGGTCCGGACTCGGGCCGGACTTGGACAAGAGGAAGGTGCTATGGCTACTGGCACGTTCGAGGGATTCAGTCTCTCGCACGCGGCGATCCTTGACGGAACGACGGGTGCGGAAGCTGTGAACGGGGACATCTACGGTGTCCGTACTGCCTCGCTGGAGCCGGACACGGACGACTTCGACAACGAAGGCGATGACGCCGTTCTGTCGACGTGGCAGTGGATGAACTACGCCACGGTGACGGTGGAGGCCGGGTACATCCCGTTCAGCCTTGTGGCGCTTCTGTCCGGTGAGACGTCTGTGTCGTCCGGTACTGCTCCGAACGACTACTACTCGATTCAGATGTGGACCGACCGTTCGATGAACGTCGCTCCGAAGCCGATGCTGATTCGGGTGCCGTCGAAGGACAGCCTGGGTGTTGTCCGGACGATGGAGTTCGTCCTGTACCGGGTCCAGTTCGGCCCGATCAAGTTCGACGGTCCGCAGTACAAGGACGGTCTGACGGTGTCGTACGAGGGCAAGGCTCTGATGTCTCTGTACAACGAGGCTGGGGTTCTGCTGTCGACTGCGTACGGTCTGCCCGTGGGTACGAAGGCTGTCGGCCGCCTGATCAACCGCCCGTAAGAGGAGTTACGACATGACCGCTGAGACGGCTGAAGTCGCTGTTGAGGAAGAGAAGAAGGCAGACCTTGAGGTGATCCTCGGTGTGCCTGGTGAGCTGACGATCGCTGGTATCGACTGCTACGTGAAGCGCATCAAGACTCGGGAGTTCTTCGAGCTGATGGGTGTGATCACGACCGGCATGGGGGGGAACATCGCCCAGCTGGGGTTCGACACGGACAACCAGCAGGAGTTCGGTGCTCAGCTTGTGGCCGCTCTGTTCGTGTCGCTGCCGAACGCGGTGGATCCGTTCCTTCGTCTGGTCCGGAACATTGTGAAGCCGCAGGACGACAACGACGCTCGGGAGCTTCGGGAGATCCTGGAGAACCCTGAGCTGGAAGACATGATGGCCATCGCGGACTGCGTCATCGCTCAGGAGCAGGACAGCCTGTGGGAGCTGGTGGGAAAAGCTCGGGCGTACGCGGGGAGGTGGAAGACGACCGTAAGCCAGAGCAAAGGCCGTGGGCGCGAACGTTCGACCTGATCCTGCGGGAGTATCCGGCGTACGACGACGAGAAGATCCTGGACCTTCGTCTTGATCGCATCGTTCAGATGGTGGAGGTCATCATCGAACGCAGGACAGAGGAGCGGGAGGCGGAGCAGAAGATCCGTCTGGTGGAGTCGGAACTGGCGACCAAGTACATGGTGATGGGGATGTCAGTTGCGGCGCAGTCGAAGCCGGGGATCAAGTGGCTTCAGAAGTTCGTGAAGCAGATGAACTTCGTGAAGGCACTGCAACTGGATCCTGACCCTGAGCAGCAGGAGGAGGAACTGCCCTCTACGTCGTCTGTGATGGCGGCGTTCGGAGCAGGCCCTGACGGACAGGTGGGCAAGCGATCCGATTAGGAGGGCAGTAGCCATCGCAAGCTTCGGTACGGCGGTGTTCACGGCGATCCTGAGCACTGCGCCTCTGATCAGTGGTGTGGCGGCTGCTGGTGGTGCCCTGGCGACGTTCGGTGCCAGGGCGGCCACTATCGGGGCCGGTCTCACGACGGCTCTGACTCTTCCGATCGCTGCTGTGGGTGCAGCGATGATCTCGCAGTCGCTGAAGATTGAGGATGCCTGGAACGAGGTCCGGGCGACGTACAACGCGACTCCTGCCGAGATCAACAAGCTGGTCGCTCCGACCGGTCTGCTGGGCAAGGCCGTGACGGACCTGTCGCTGAAGTACGGTCTGGCTCGCGACGAGGTCATCGGGCTGCTGGGCAAGCTGTCGCAGATGGGCTACACCGGTAAGGATGCGACGGACACCCTGACGCAGGGTCTTGAGTTCGCTGTAGCTGCCGGTCTGAAGCTTGAAGACGGTCTGAATCTGTCGATCGCCATCGTGAACACGTTCGGGCTGAAGGGGAAGAACCTTACGGAGACGCTCCGTGGCCTGAACGTGGTGGAGAACGACACGGCGGCGTCCGGCTTCGACCTGATGAAGGCGCTCACACGGGCCGGTGGTGCCGCGCAGGCCATGACGGGGCCTACGTTCACGTCGACTGATGCTGTGGCGTCCCTGGCGGCCGGTATGGCTGTCCTGAAGGCGAACGGTCAGGAGACGGCCCGGTCGGCTGACGCGCTGAGGGCGATCTTCCAGCGGATCTACACGCCGACGGACCAGGTGCAGGCCCTGTTCGACAAGATGGGTGTCTCGCTGCACAACGCGAAGGGGGAGATTGTCCCGTTCCCTGACCTGCTTCAGAACCTGGCGGACAACTTCCACAAGCTGACGCCGTACGAGCAGATGCAGTTCGGTAAGAAGTCGATCGGTGTCGAGTTCGGCCCGCTGCTGCGCACGCTGATTGCCGACGTGCAAAAGGGTGCGGACGGCATGAGCATCTACAACAACACGCTGAAGGAGTTCGGGGACACCTCGAAGGGTGCTGCCGCCTACGCGAACGAGCTGAAGATCCGGCAGGAGTCTCTGCACGTTGCTCTTGGGCAGGTGAAGGCTGCGTTCGGTCTGCTGGTGGACACGATGCGCCCGGCCCTGGTGTCGGTGATCAAGCCGTTGGCGGGTGGGATCGCGGCGTTCGCGAAGTGGCTGTCGAAGACGTCTCCTCAGGCCCAGAAGTTCGCGGTCATCATGGGACTGGTCATAGCGGTGATCGGGCCCCTTGTGCTCCTCATCGGCGGCCTGGTGGCTGTGTTCGCTGCTATCGGATGGGAGGTAGCGGCTGTAGTAGCGATCATCGCTGGTCTTGTAGTGGCGTTCATCGCCATCATGAAGCGGGGAGGACCGCTGGCGTCCTTCCTGAAGGGCGCTTTCTCGATCATCTGGGCGAACATCCGGGGCGGGGTCATGGACCTGATCGATGCCCTGAAGAACTTGGTGCCGTACTTCAAGGTGGTGGGGGCGATCCTGGGGGGATCGCTGATCGGCATCCTGATCGTGCTGTCCGCAGCGTTCCGAGGCGTGGCGTTCATCATCAAGTGGGTGGCCTGGGTAGTCGGCTGGGTCTTCAAGGGGATCATCGCGGCTGCGATGTGGCTGTACGACGTGCTGGTGGGGCACTCGATCATCCCGGACCTGATCAACGCGATCATCTTCTACTTCAACCTGCTGTGGGCGGTGATCGGCCCTGTCGTTGAGACGTTCGTGAAGCTGGTGGTGATCGCGTTCCAGACGATGTGGGACCTGATCGTGGCGGCGTTCAACATCGCGGTGGCGTTGTTCACGGCGGCGTGGAACATCTTGGTGACGGTGATCACCGGGGTTATCAACACGATCGTGTCGATCGTGACGAACGGCTTCAACATCCTGGTCGCGATCATCACGCTGGTGTGGCAGACGGTGTCGACGGTCATCATGGCGGCGCTGAACATCATCCTGGCTGTGATCACGATGGTGGTCGGTCAGATCGTGAACGTCTTCAAGTTCGCCTGGGACATCATCGTGGCGACGGTGACGTTCGTATGGAACGTGATCAAGACGACGATCAACACGGTCCTGGGGATCATCCGGGGCCTTGTGAACGTCTTCATGGGTCTGATCACTGGTGACTGGCAGCGAGCGTGGCAGGGGATCGTACAGATCGGCACAGCGATCTGGAACGGCATCAAGGGCCTGTGGAACGCCTTCTGGACGTTCATGAAGTCGACCGGTACGGCGGCGCTGAACTTCCTGAAGTCGACGTGGAACACGATCTGGACGGCGATCAAGTCGATCGGGTCGACGATCTGGAACGCGATCAAGTCGCTGTGGAACTCGTTCTGGACGGCGATGAAGTCGATCGGCCAGTCGGCGCTGAACATCATCAAGACCGTAGTGACGTCGTTCATCAACAACATCAAGTCGATTATCTCGAATGGCCTGAATGCCGCGAAGTCCGTCTGGTCGAACGGCTGGAATGCCTTCAAGTCGATCGTGAACGGCGTCGTCAACAGCATCAAGGCGATCATCAACGGCATCGTGTCGGTGGTGAACAACGTCGTCGGCAAGGTGTCGGGGGCGCTGTCGAAGATTAAGTCCGGGGCAGGGAAGGTCAAGGACTTCTTCGGTTTCAGCCACGGTGGTCTGGTGCCTGGTACCGGTACGGGTGACACGGTGCCGTCGATGCTGACACCGGGCGAGTTCGTGGTGACGAAGCGGGCTGTGAAGCGGATCGGTGTGGCGAACCTGACCCGTCTGAACCGTGGGGCTGGTGGAGCTGCGGTACTTGGTGCGGAGGCTTCTGGAGGGACGGGGACGGCTGTTCCGCAGACTGCCAGGACTCTGGTGGAGCGGGCGTCTGCTCGGATCTCGCAGGCTCGTAAGACGGTAGCGTCGAACCTTGAGGCAGCTGTTCCGACGGCGTCGGCGAACGAGTTGCAGGCCAAGACGACGAACGTTCAGTACAACTTCCAGACGGCTGTGTACAACCCGGTGGCGGAGAAGGCGTCCGACTCTGTGCAGCGTCGGGTCACGCGACTGGCGGACATGGGGATGTTTGCTTCTGCTGGGAAGGACTGAGCATGGCTGATTCCACGACGGAGAAGCTGTCCGTCGATTCGGTGTCGCTGGCGACGTACGCATGGAATGTGAGGATGCGTGCGTCGCGGTGGAAGGTGCCGACTGTCCGGGGGGACAACGTCACGGTTCCTGGCCGTCACGGATCGATCTACGTGCCGGACAAGAAGTACGACGAGGGTGAAGCCACGCTGACGATGTGGGTGCTGGGGGCGAACACGGACGGTTCGATCCCGACGTCCGGTACGTCGCAGCGGGACCTGATGCGGGACAACGCTCAGATGCTGGCTCAGCTGTTCTCGAAGCGCTACGAGCTGGTGCGTCTGTCGCAGATCCTTCCGGACGGTACGACGATCGAAGCGTATGCGGAGGTGACGGAGGCGATCGATTTCACGTCGATGGCGGGGGCGACTCGTGCCGAGTTCTCTGTGTCCCTCCGGTTCCCCGACCCGTTCTGGCAGGACACGTCGGACGTCACGTATACGTCGGCGACGGGGCTTGCACCGGATGTTCAGCTGGCGATGACAGCGTTCGATGGTGCTTCTGCGCCGATGGATGATCTGGCGGTGGTGGTGTCTGGTCCGGCGACGTCTCCGCAGCTTGTACTGATTGATACGGGTGCGACGCTGACGTACTCGGGGACGTTGACGACGGGTAAGGACTGGCGGGTGAATTCGGCGACGTGGGAATCGGTGACGGGCACGGGGATCGGGTTTGCCGGTGCCGGTACTAACGTGATTGCGAATACGTTCTATGCGGGGTCGACTCGAATGTTCTCGGTGAATCCGTGGATCCAGTCGGGTCATTCTGTGATCCAGCTGAAGGGTTCCGGCTTCGGTGCCGGTACGCAGGTGAAGGTAAAAGGCCGCCGTAAGTATCTGCTGGGCTAGGAGTTGTTGTGGACGAGCTGCGTGGCGAATACCAGCCGGAGTCGACAGAAGGGTCGGGAATGGACGAGAAGATGCTCCTGAAGGGGACTGTGGACGTTGTCCTGATGGGTCCTGACGGGGCTGTGAAGCACCAGGAGACGATCGACAACCTGGTGACGGATGCCGGGGACCTGTACTACGCCCAGATGGGCATCACGGGTGTTTCTCCGGCGAACGCGGTGGCTCCGACGCTGGTGGCGTCGATGAAGCTGGGTACGGGTACGACGGCGGCTGCGAAGAACGGTGCGGGTGCGTCGATCGTGACGTACAAGACGGGTTCGGCTCAGGCGTTCGATGCTTCGTACCCGCAGACGAACAACCTGGGTGCCGGTCTGGGTGTGCAGGCTGTGTACAAGGTGACGTGGGCGGCCGGTACGGCGACGGACACGGCGCTGACGGAGGCTGTGATCTCGACCGGTACGGCTGACTCGAACGCTGGTACGCACATCGCTCGTGTGGTGTTCACCGCGATCAACAAGGGTGCTGCTGACACGCTGGCGATCACCTGGTCGCACAAGTTCCTCGGCGCGTAAGTTCCCCGGACCCCGTGGAGGGCTGTTAGGTGGCACGTCTCTGGTCGTCTGGGTTCGAGCTTCAGACGAACACGAATGGTATTGAGGCCCAGCGCTTCAACGGCACGACGTCGATCGATACGACGACGAAGCGTGCTGGTACCGCCTCGCTGCGCTGCAACCCGACGGCTGGTGTAGGCGATGTTGCCTTGCAGGCCGTGAACGCCTCCACGGGGACCGAGCACGTCTTCATCCGGGGTTACTTCTACATCGCGACGATGCCGTCTGCGACGACCACGATCCTGGCGTGGGCAGACAATAACTCGACGACGTCGGGGTTCTACGGGGTTCACCTGAAGACGGACGGGACGCTGTTCATCGGAGCGTCCGGTGCTACGTCTGGTGGTACGCCGTCGTCTGCTCTGTCGACGGGCCGCTGGTACCGCATCGAGATGGAGTACGACGACAGCGCGGACACACTGAAGGGGTATCTGAACGGAACGAACTTCTCGGGGACGCTGACGGGGCAGAACCTTGGAGGAGGGGCGTTCGCCCGGTGGGGAGTCCTCCAGACATGCACGGCTGACATCTATGTGGATGACGTGGCTGTGAATGATGCGTCTGGATCGGCGCAGAACGGCTTGCCCGGCGAGGGGTACATCGTCCACCTGAAGCCTGACTCTGCTGGTGACAACACCGGGTGGACGACGACAGTAGGTGGTACGGCGAACTGGAACCGTGTCTCCGAGGCCCCGCCGAATGATGCAACGTCGTACAACGCGACGACGGCGTCTGGTACCACGACGATCGATGACTTCAACATGACGTCGACTGCTTCGGTGGGGATCACGTCTACGGACACGATCAAGCTGGTGCAGGTGGGTGCCCGTATCGGTTCGAACGCTACGACTGCGGCGTCGATGAAGTATCGGGTGAAGTCGCAGGCGTCGGGGACTGTGCTTGAGGGTGCGTCTGTCTCTTGTGCGCTGAACGGGTGGACGACGCACGACAACACGCTGTGGACGTACCAGCTGACGTCGTACACGGATCCGCAGGCTGGTGGGGCGTGGACGCCGACACTGCTGGATAACGCCCAGATCGGCTACCGGACGGACGTGTCGCAGACGACGACGCGGCGGGTGACGACGATCTGGGCGCTGGTGGAGTTCACGAAGAACTACACGCAGTCGAACACGGAGTCGATCGGTGTCACGGACACCAGGGCGTTCGTTCAGGGCAAGAAGATCGACGATACGACTGGTCTGACGGACGCGATCGTCGTTGCGAAGATCGTGAACAAGGCCGACAGTGTCGGTGTCACTGATACGACGACGCTGTCTCGGGGCTATGGGCGGCCGATCAGCGACACAGCTGGTGTGACGGACTCGTCGGTGGTGTTCCTGTCGCAGCCGACGGAGGAGCTGACTGAAGACTTCTCCGGGGCTGTGGACAATGCGAAGTGGCCCGACTCGTACGGAACGTTCTCGCATGTGGCTGGTCGGGGCCAGGTGGCCTGTACGACGGGCTACTCGGCGTTCTCGTCGGGGTACAAGTACTTCCTGACGGGGTCGTACGTGTGGGTGCGGGCGTACCCGGTGGCTCAGGCTGGTGCGACGGTCGAATGCTGGATGCAGCTGCTGGTTCGTTCGTCCACAGCCGGTACCGATGTGGTGATGGAGTACAGCGCCATCACGAACACGGTCAACATGGCGAACCGGGTCGGCTACTTCGACGCTGGTGCTACGTCGATCGCCTACGACGCGACCGCGCACGCGTACTGGAGGATCCGGGAAGCAGCAGGGACGCTGTACTGGGAGACGTCCCCGGATGCTCAGGTGTGGACGGTGCGGAGGAGCACCAGTGCACCTGCCTGGGTGGGTGACGGAAACCTGAACATCCAGCTGATCGCTCACCGCTCGGATGGCACCGACAACTTCGCCGAGTTCGACAACTTCAACGTGGTCCCGTTCGACGACAACGTCGGTGTGACGGACACGAAGGCTCTGCGGTACGGCAAGGGGATCGCCGACTCGGAGAATCTGACCGACTCGATCGGGAAGGTCTACAACGGGATCCGGACGCCTGCCGACACGGTGGGAATCACGGACAGTCCGGCGTTCGTACAGCGCAAGGTCGTGTCGGATACGGCAGGTCTGACCGACACGGTGCAGATCGCCCACGACACTGTCCCTGTTGTAGCCGCATCGACACGTCCGCTGATCGGTCTGTCTGTCCGACTGTTCGACTCGTCCGGTGCTGTAACGGCTGTCTGCCCTGATCTGAAGGCACTGTCCTGGACGGAGGAGGTGTCGCAGTCCGGAACGATCTCGATTGAATACCCGAGTGACGGAGTGAACTATGCGGCGCTGACGGTCGACCGAGCCGAGGGGGCGGTGTTCTGGGGAGACTATGAACTGCCGGGGACACGGTTCCTGGTGGCTGAGCAGGCCCGTGACGTCCTGGACGAGACCGGCACGGTGGTGAAGATCAATGCGCCTGCCTGGGTCGGCAAGAGGCTCACAGAGTCGATCGTGCACCCGCCCAGGTGGCCTGTGACGACGCCCGTGCAGCAGGAATTCAACGCTGCTACGCCGGGTGGCATCATGCAGTCGCTGATCCTCCAGTCGCAGTCCCGTGGAGTGCTGTCGAATCTGGAGTGGGACTTCACGGCGACGTCTGACTCCAACGGCAATCCGTGGACGCAGAACGTCACGATGACGATCGAAGTGGGGAACACGAACCGGCAGGTGCTCCAGAAGCTGGTGGAGATGGCGGTCTGCGACTGGAAGGCAGAAGGCCGAAAGCTTCGCATGTTCAACTGGGACACGATGGGTACGAACCGTTCTGGTGGGGCAAGCCCGGTGATCCTGTACGCGGGACGTGACCTGATCGACGCTCCAGTGAACCGGTCCGTGCTGGACATGGTGAACACGGTGTTCTCGCTTGGTGAGGACGGCTGGTCGGCGATGGTGTCGGATGCACCGTCGGTAGCGACGTACGGCCGGATCGAGGGGTTCATCTCGTCGCAGGGCGTGTACAACGTCGGGACGCTGGCGACGATCGGCAACGCGCTGATCGCGAAGATGAAGCATCCGCAGGAGGAGTTCACGCACAACGTGACGTGGGCTGATCCGACGTCCCCGAATCCGTACATCGACTACTTCGTGGGCGACAAGGTGCTGCGATCGGTGAACGGTACGACGGGGACGTACACGATCCGGCAGATGACGTTCTCCATGGACGACAACGGAGACGTCAAGACGACGGTCACACTGAACGACAAGTTCTACACGCAGGACATCCTGCTGTCGCGAAAGATGGATGCGCTGACGGGAGGATCAGCGTCGTCCACGTCGGGACCGGCTGACTCGACGAAGGACATCGTCCCGCCGAACGCTCCGACGGCGATCCTGGTGAACTCTGGAGCGTACGTGGGGAACGGTGGGGTGACGTATGCGGCTGTGACGGCGTCGTGGACGGCTCCGCTGACGAACACTGACGGTTCGACGATGACGGACCTGGACTACTACGAGGTTCAGTGGAAGCTGGCCGCTGACAGTGTGTGGACGCCTGCCGGGACAAGCGACACGACGACGCTTCAGTGGTCGAGCGTGACGCCCGGTGTGAACATCAACGTCCGGGTCCGGGCTGTGGACACGAATCGGAACAAGTCCGCATGGTCTTCCACGGCGTCGCATACGACGGCGTCTGACACGACGCCTCCGGGGACACCGTCGACTCCCACGACGACGAACTACCTTGGAGTCATCCGGGTGGCCTGGGACGGCCTGATCTCCGGTGGAGGGGCACAGCCGGGGGACTACGCCGGTACCAACGTCTACATCTCGACGGTGAACGGGTTCACCCCGTCTGCTGCGACGAAGGTGGACACGCTTCCTGGTGCGGCTGTGTCGGTGATCTCGGCGCTGCATGACGGGACACCGCTGGCGTATGGCACGACGTACTACGTGAAGCTGATCTCGTTCGACCGGTCGGGGAACGTATCGGCTGCATCGGCTCAGACGTCCGCTACTCCTGCGCAGGTGGTGGGGACGGACATCGGGAACAACGTCATCGACTTCAGCGACATCCGGTTCAAGGACATCGGAAACCTGATCGCGGACGGTTCGTTCGAACTGGCGACGACGGCGACGCTGTTCACGGCTCCGTTCACGGTGGTGACGAACCCGGACGGTGCGACGGCCCCTCCGTCTCCGAAGTGTCTGCGCTACCTGTCGGCTGGTGTGAACACGGTGGCGAATCTGCTGCCGTCGACGAACGTGGTAGCCGGACAGAAGTATGTGGGGATCTACTCGTGGCGGTCCGCAGGGTTCTCGGTCGGTGGGTCGCTGTACTTCCAGGCGAAGTTCACGCTCCAGGACGGGTCGAACACGTACGGGGTGTTCAAGGAGTGGAACTCGACGAACCAGCTGGGGACGTGGCAGTCCCGGCAGGCGACGGTGATCACTGTTCCGGCGAATGCTGTCGGAATGGAGATCGAGCTGTACGGGACGGCTCCGACGGGTTCGACGGTGTACCTGGACGAGCTTGAGGTCCGGTTGCAGCAGGGCACGGTGCTGATCGAAGACGCAGCGATCAACAACGCGAAGATCGCGAACCTGGCCGTGAACGACGCGAAGATCTCCGACCTGTCCGTGGCGAAGGTGACGGCAGGCACGATCTCCGCCGACTGGGTGATCGGTGCCCGCATCAAGACGGCGAACACCGGTGCCCGTGTAGAGCTGAACTCGGGCGGTATCGGTGCCTGGAACGCTGGTGGCACGCAGACCGTGACGATCGCCAGCGCCGACGGTTCCGTGTCGATTGTGGGGCAGCTGAAGTCCGGTGTATCCGGTCGGCGTCTGGAGATCAACCCAACGGCGACGTATCTTCCGGAGATCCGGATGTACCCGAACACCGGATCGAACTACGCGTACGTCAACGCTGTGTCGTCGGGTGACGGTACGGCGGTGTGGTTCGGTGCGAACTCCGGCACGTTCACGCACCCCGACACGTCGGAGACGTCGCACAACCGTCTGTTCATGCTGGACGGTAACTCCGGTATCTACCTGGAGATGGTGCGCTCCTCGGACGGTGCCCAGAACGGACCGCAGCTACGTCTGGCGCACGACTGGATCTCGGCGGAGATCAAGGACACGGCTGATGCCGACTACCTGGGGTTCCTGCACCTTGGCCGTGACACGGCGGCGTGGGGCATCAACCGTGGAGGCACGTCGTCGGACGCGTACATCGAGCTGACGAACGCGGGGCGCTACGACCTGAAGGGACGCTTCTACGACTACGTGGGTGTCCTGTCGAATGCTGCACTGTTCACGGGGTCGGTGTCACCGACGTCGGGTGCCTCGTCGTGGGCGACGACGTTCGGCCCCACGATGCTGTCGCAGCTGCTGCCGATCTGCTCGATCCGCGACAACGTGGTGCACTCGCAGGCGATCACGGATTCGACGACGTCGGGGTTCGAGGTGACGATCTCTCCGGCTGCTTCGGGAGCCTGGGCGGTGTACTTCTGGTGCTTCCGAGTCTGAGGAGGAGCAATGGCGGCGGAAGAGTACGTACTGGAACGGGTCATGGAAGGCCGCGTGGGGGTGGACCGCATCCCGGTGTGGCATGTGATCTACACGAAGCCTGACGGGTCGAAGCACCACCACACGATCCCGAAGATGGCGATCAACTGGCGGATGGCGGAGTACGAGCTGGACACGGTCGATGAGGCGATCGACTGGGTGCTGCATGAAGGGTGGGCGGTCGATCCGGCGAACCCGAACGAGGCGCGTCCTGACCCTGCCAGGGAGTTCGGCATGGTGACCCGCATGAGTCGGAAGTCGCCGGAGCTGCCGATGACGCTGATGACGGCTCCGTCTATTGCGCAGGCCCGTGAGGCGCAGCGGATGCGGATCGAGGATGCGAAGACGCGTCGTAAGGCGGTAAAGCCGAAGAAGGTAAAGGGTGCCTCTGGGGCTGCTGCTGATCCGGTTGACCCGTTGGATGTGATGCGGCAGACGCATATCGTGAGTGTGGAGGACGTACAGGACAAGCGGCTGAGGGTGCGTGCAGCCCGTCAGGGGATGGGCTTGGACAAGAACCAGCCGTCTGCTTGGGCGCAGCTTATGAAGGCCCGCCCTGACCCGGAGAAGCCGTTCGACACGGGGATGGCGCGACGTGAGCTGGACCGGCGCATGGATCGTAGTGATCCGTTGTTTGCTATGCCGCTACCGAAGGAGTTGAGGGACTTTGCAGGTCTCGATGCAGGAGATGTACGACCGGCTCTGGAACGAGCTGAGGCAGATGCACGAAAGGTGTCTGATCGCGGAGCAGGCGGTGGAGACGCTGGAGAAGGAGAACAGTCAGCTGAAGGTGAAGTTGGGGGTTCTTGAGGGAGAGCCGTCGGACGGAGAGGAGGTTCAGGAGGCATATTTGGAACGGTTGAAAAACGAAGTGAAGGACTAGCCTTCGCCCCTTAGTCCCAGGGAGAGGAAAGTGTCCACAGCAGTTTGGAGATGCCCGTCGATAGTCCGGGGAATGGTAGGGAGCAGTTCTGACAGTCAGGGAGTCCCTGCATGGCACTGGAACAAGTGAGTACAGGTCGTGGAGGGGATTCCGGTGGATGTTTTCGCGCAGTACGGGATCCTGGGAGCCTTGGTCATTGGGTTCCTCACAGGTTGGATCTCACCTGGGTACCTGCTGAAACGAGAGCAGACGGAGAACGATCGTCTTCGCAAGTTGATCGAGGAGCGAGTCATCCCGGCGGTGGAGGACTCCTCGAAGGCTTTGAAGGCGTCGGGGGAGTCAGTGGACAAGGCTTTGACAGTCCTCCACGAACATCAGGTCCAGCTGACTCGCTTGGAGTTGCCCCCTGGCGAGTCCCCGAGTCGGAGGCACTGAATGTGTGGCCGTTTCGCAAGGAGAAGGGGAAGCATCGCAAGTCGGAAAACGCTGATGTGGAGCAGAAGCTTCGCGACGTGACGAAAGAGCACGAGCGTGCGAGTACTGCTGTGACGGTGAAGGCTAATCGTCTTGGTGCAGCGGCTGACAGGTTGATCGCGTCGAACAGGCAGGCTCTGAGGGATGCAGCCCGTGGAGGTGGGTGAGTGTGTGGTTCAACGTCCCGTACCTGCTGCTCGTCGTGTATGGCTTTCTGGCGTGCGGCTGGTTCCTTGAGACGTGGGTGCGAGGAGTAAGGAAGGTGACGATCGGAGCACTCGACTCTGGCGGTTGGGTGTTTCTGATCTTCGTTGCTCTCGGTATGGCTCTGGTGAACATGGCGCTGTTGGGCTGGCCGGACATCCGCTCGGTGTCACGTGGAGTGCAGGCGCTGTTTATCTACACGATCCTGGATCTTGTGGTGACTGTCCGGGTGGTCAAGTGGAGGCGCATCAGGCGCGAAGAGAAACTGGCTGAGAAAGAAGGCAGGCTGTGACGAACTGGCATGTAGAGCTGATCAATCCGGATCAGTCGCGTACGTATCTTGGTGTGGTGGATGACGCCCACGTGGGGGAGGTCCGGTCGATCGCTGACCTTGAGGAGTCTCCTCGGTGGGCGAAGCCGCATCCTGACACGGATGATGAGTTCTTCGTGATCCGTGACGACGGCCTGCTGGATCACTATGTGGTGGAGGGGGCGGAGTCTCGCCCCAGGGTGTCGGAGGCGTTCTCAGAGCCTGCACAGGCACCGGATCTGATGGGTGCTACGAAGGGGCCCGCGTACATCTCCGGGGTGGAGAGGCTGGGTGATCAGTCGATCGGTGGTGCGATGGACTACCCCGGTAATCCGCCCAGGTGTGTGCAGCACACGACGGAGTCTGGGCAGGGGTCGGGGGCGTTCACGTCGGTGGCGTCGTATCTGATCCAGGTGGCGTCGGAGCCGCAGGTTCTGTATGACCCTGTGTCTGACCGTCTGGGGCAGTTCGGTCCGCTGAATCTGTCGGCACGTGCGCTGAAGAACGAGTCGAACGGACGTCGTACGAACCGGGAGGGCCTGGTCTGTATCCAGGTGGAGGTTCTTGGTCGTGCGGCGTCTCCGTGGACGGCGAACTGGGATCCTGTAAGGAAGCCGAACTGGCAGAAGTTCGCTGCTGCGTGTGCGGCGTGGGGGATCTCTGATGCTTGGCCGAATGGTGCTCCGGTGAAGTATCCGCCGGGGTACAAGAACCGTTCGACGTCGAACTGGCACAACGGGAACGGTACGTTCGGTCATCAGGATGTTCCGGGGAACGACCACGGTGATCCTGGTGCAATCTCCACGACGAAGGTGAAGTTTTCGCCGTGGGCCAGCGGCGGGGGTGGGGGTTCGACGCCTGCCCGCTACAAGGTGAAGATCAATGGCCTTGAGTACGGGTATGGGGCTGTGGGTCCGCAGGTGACGCTGGTGGGTCAGAAGCTGGTCGAGAAGGGGTTCGGGAAGTACTACACGAACGGTCCTGGTCCGACGTGGTCTGACTCTGACACGAAGAACTACAGCGCCTTCCAGAAGTCCTTGGGGATGACTGGGGATGACGCTGATGGGGTTCCTGGTGAGGGGTCGCTGAAGAAGCTGCTGGGGTATCTCCCGTCGGCTGCTGACTTCGAGACGGTGACGTACACGGTCAAGGATGGTGACACGCTGTACTCGCTGGCGAAGAAGTACAAGACGACGGTGGAGAAGATCAAGGCGAAGAATGGTCTGAAGTCGGATCTGATCTCGCCTGGTCAAAAGCTGAAGATCCCGAAGGGATAGCTTGTCGCAGCTGCGGGGTACAGTGAATGCGACGGCTCCGTCCGTCAACTCCTGTTCGCAGCCCGTCAGCTGCCAGCACGACGCCCCCGGAATGTCCTCCATGCCGGGGGCGTCTGGCGTATGTGGGCTTGTACAGTCCTTGTACGGCTCGTGGTCTCTCCTCTCCACGGAACGCCTGTAAGGGCGTGAGGAGCGGCCATGAGCCTGTTTTGGTACAAGACAGCGGACGGCCCCCCCTGGTGAAGGTAGGGGGGGCCGTCCTGCCTCTCATGTTACGGGTGTGCTCCGGGACACTGGAGGCTGTTCAGTTGTGTTTGGAAGCATAGGAGGTGCTTGGTGAAGGAGCCCCCCGTCACACTGAAGGTGGGTACTGGGCTGGCTTGGTGGCGGGCTCGGCATGACCCTCCGTACACGCAGCAGGATGTGGCTGATCTGCTGGGGTTGTCGAAGGCGACGTATCACTTGATCGAGGGCGGCAGGTTGATGCCGTCTGCTTCGACGGTGGATGAGCTGTGCCGGATCTTGGGGGTGCCTGCGGGTGCTCTGTTCGTTCCGGAGGTGCTGACGTTGGTGTTGCAGTACGGCATGTCCGGGGATCCGTCGCGCTTGGTGTGATGGCAACGGCCCCACAGGAGGGGATGGTGCGTCCTGTGGGGCCGTTGGAGGCAGCGACGGGGGGATTGGCACTGCCTCGACGCTTGATGACGCTACACGGGGCTTCTGCGGGTCTGGAGGTTGCCACACGGGTGAAGGGCTACCATCCACCCAAAGGTCAAAAATGACTGACGCCCCCCGGGATCTTGGCGGAACCGGAAGGGCGTCACCCCTCGGACAGAGAGGGGGTTGTCTGCTTGAAAGATAGCAAGCAGCTACCCGACGCGTCACGTTTGCCGGTAGTGGCGCTGCCGAAGGAACTCCTTCGGAATCCGGCCACCACGGACAGAGCATTCCGTCTGGTTGTCACGCTGATCACGATGGCCAAGAAGAAGGCCAGAACGATCGAGATCACGCAGGACAAGGTCGCTGAAGCAATGCGCTGTTCTGTTAAGACGGTGTATCTGGCGACGAAAGAGGCCGAGAAGTTCTACGGCCTGAAGATGGAGCGCTGGACGACACCGGACAAGAAGCAGCACATCCGGTACGAGATCCCCAGGTTCCGAGGCGGGCTGACGTTCGTACAGAAGCAGGTCGTGTACGGGATCAAGTCGGACGCGGATCTCAGGACGTACCTGGTGCTGAAGTCGTCGGAGTTCAAGGTGCGCTCGAAGTACGTACGGCGGTCGACCTCATGGTTCGCGAAGACGCTGGGACTGTCCGGCAAGACGGCCGAACGGACGGCGCTCAAGCGGATCAGGCGACTGGGTCCACTGGTCATCCCGAGGCACACGGGAGGGGGAGTGGCTGTCAAGGGAGTCGTTCAGGTCTCGCTGTACGACGAACGACATGACCTGGCGGAGATCCTCCAGGGGCTCGAAAACGGGACCTCAGATGACCGGTACACCCTGGATGGGTCGGGACCTCAGATGACCGATATCTCAACCCTGTCTAACGACAAGAAAGAGAAAGACAGGCAGCTACAGGAGAAGGATCCTCAACCACTAACTGAGAAGAAGCTTCAGGTGATCAAGGGTTCCGTGTCAGCATGGCCGGAGGTGGTGATTCCTGGTTCGGGTGGGATGAAGGCTCCGAGTCTGGATGCTCCGAAGGCGTTGTGGAGGAAGGAGGTGGAGCATGGGCGAGGCAGTGCGAGAGCTGTATCCGGAGCCTGAGTGGGCCGTGGTGAAGGCGGAACCGACTCTGGCGGATCGGCTGGCTGATCGGTGCATGCGGAACACGTCGTTCGTGGAGCCGGAGCCGGAAGCGAAGGTGCTGCGGTTTCCTGTCCAGGAGCCTGTGGCGTTGTCGCGTGAGGAGCGGTTCGAGCAGATCCGTACGTGGCACGGAATCAAGCCCGACGGCAAGTTCCGGGTGTATGAGCCGGAGTAGCTGACATCCTGTTGTGGGGCTGGTCGGGCCGGGACTACTCGGCCAGCCCCGACCTGGAGACTGATGCATGTAGCTGTGTGGATCGTGCTTGGACTGGAAGCCATGTTGATCCTGTGGGGTCTGTGGCTGATCTGGAGGTGGCGTCCGTGACGGGTGGACGGCTCCCTGACGGCCTGCGGAGAGGGCCGGGGGGTGATTCCCTTCCGGCGATCCTGTCGGAGGGCCTGGTGCTGTGTGAGCGGTGCCAGATGGTGTGTGAAGGCGGATCCGAGGAGGACCGGATGCGCTGGCTGATGAACCATGACTGCAAGCCGGACACAGACGGTGCGTGCGGGGTCTGTGGGGGCGACTGCGGGCCGATCTTCTGTTGGGACAAGGGGCATGCCAGATAACGTGATCGAGGGCCCGTGGAAGGCCATGACGACGTACGACGGGACGACCTGTGAATGCGGGGAAGCCTGGTTCAAGCTGTACATGCCGGACGGGGATCCGCTGGGGCCTCTGGTCGTAGTGGACCGGTCAGGGTCGGTCACCGGCTACCGGGGTTTCCTGAAGTGCAGCGACTGCGGAAGGGTTCGCGGATGACGGAGATCCGGTTCACCAGCACATCGACGGTGGCGCTGATCGATTCGATGGGGTCGGATGCCCGGATCGCTCAGGCGGCCCGCGTCTCGACTCTGGCCGAGGACGCGGCTGAGCACACGGGAAACGATGCCGGTTTGATCCGCTACCTGATGAAGAACCGGCACGGTTCGCCGTTCGAGCACAACGCGATGACGTTCCTCGTGACGGCTCCGCTGTTCGTGTTCTACGAATGGCATCGGCACCGGGTGGGGTTCAGCTACAACGAGGAGTCGGGAAGGTACCGGGAGCTGCGCCCGGTGTTCTACGTGACGGCGGAGGAGCGTCCGCTGACGCAGGTGGGGAAGCAGGCGGCGTACACACTGGAGTCCGGCACGCACGAGCAGCAGGCCATCGTGCAGTTCACCGACCGGAAGGCGGCTGTTGACGCCTGGAGCCTGTATCAGGAGCGGCTGGCGGCGGGGGTGGCGAAAGAGGTGGCGCGGAACGTTCTGCCCGTCTCGCTGATGAAGACGATGTACGTGACGTGCAACGCCCGCTCCCTGATGTCGCTGCTATCGCTGCGTACCGACAACGAGCAGGCGTTGTTCAAGTCGAAGCCGCTGTGGGAGTTCGCACGGGTGGCGGACATGCTGGAGCTGCACGGAGGAAAGCTTTTCCCGGAGACGATGGAGGCGTTCAACGAATTCGGGCGCGTCTCGCCATGAAACGTCATCCGTTCCGGCCGGTGCCGATCTGGGGGAATGGAGGAGAGGAGATCGTCGCCTGGGGAAAGGTTGACGAAGCCGACTACGAAAAAGTCCGCTACTTCAAGTGGTGGCTGGTCGACGGATACATGGCCGCCAGCATCACGGTCGAAGGCTTCAAGACGACGATCCTGATGCACCGGTACCTGATGGGGGCGAAGATCGGGGACGGGGACGTGGAAGTCGACCACGTGAACCGGAACCGCACCGACAATCGCAGGTCGAATCTTCGCAAGACGACACGGTGGGACAACGAGGAGAACCACGACCGGTCGCATCTGTCGTCGGGGAAACGCGGTGTGTCGTTCGACAAGAAGACGCAGAAGTGGCGGGCACAGGCGACGTTCAAGGGGGTGTAC